CGAAGAGGAAGTTGCAAAGCGTATCGACGCCAACCTTATGAATATTACATTTGATGATCTAATGGAACTTCCTAAGGATCTTTATGACAAGAGAGTGAACAATCTAAAACAGAAGACAAACGGCAAACTCATTATCAAAGAGTATGCCACAGCAACGGCATCGACTATTCACTTTAGGTCTTTGTTGAACGAACTTAACCTAAAGAAAGGATTCGTGCCTGATGTTATCATGGTCGACTATCTCAATATTTGTGCGTCATCCCGTATCAAGCCTGGTAATGGTGTTAATTCTTATACCTATGTTAAAGCAATTGCCGAGGAGTTACGAGGTCTCGCCGTAGAACAGAATGTGCCAATCTGGTCTGCCACACAGTTAACCAGAAGCGGATATTCCAGTTCTGATCCTGGCATGGAAGATACCTCTGAATCTTTCGGCTTGCCTGCAACGGCAGATTTCTTCGTGGCACTTGTTGCCTCAGAACAGTTGCAGCAACTTAACCAGCTTATGGTAAAGCAGTTGAAGAACCGTTATGCCGATCCTGCAATGAATAAAAGATTTGTTATTGGGGTTGACAGAGCGAAGATGAAGCTGTATGATGTAGAACAGTCGGCACAAGACTTGTCTGATTCTGGACAGGAAGAATATGTGCCAACACCGAAGCCCGCTTATGACAAACAGAACAAGTTCAAAGGATTGAAAGTATGAAGAAGCTATACACTTATTATCCTGAGTTCAATGACAATGATGAATTGCTTTGGGTTGTGTTTGAGGAAGCAACGGCACAGGTCATCAGTGAGTTTTTCTTTGAGGACGATGCATCAGCGGCTTGTGAGTTCTTTGAACGGGGAGGAGCCTTCGCCGGCTTCACCCCTTCCTTCGTCTTAAAAAAGACACAATTTGGTAATATAAATGATGCCTTCGATGTGGAATTTTCGGAATAATTCCTAAAAATATCTAAAAAAAGTTCTTGACATTCCCGTTTGTGGCATATATAATAATCAGACACTAGAGATTTGGTTCCGTAGTTCAACTGGATAGAGCATCCGCCTTCTAAGCGGGTTGTTGAAGGTTCGAGTCCTTCCGGGACCGCCATTATATAAGGATGTGAAAGTGAGTCAGAAACTAGACGATATTCTTGCTATTGGTACTGTTGCTGGATTCTTTACCGTGGGTGCAGCACTAGCACTAGGTTGGATCTTCAATGTCATGGCTATCTGGCATAGCATTGACAATCCTATCACGGCAAAGTTTATCCTTCGCTGTATCGGTATCTTTGTATTACCAATCGGTGGTATTCTGGGATATCTGTAACATGTGGGGGTGGGTGTAAGACACAAGAGGGACTTATAAACCCTTTAGCGGCCGATTACCGTTCTCGACCAGGAGCGTTACCTGGCACCCCTACCAAATTTGGAGACTGAAATGGAAGATAAGTTTTACCCACTGTTTGAGTGCTACATTTCTGGGCAAATGTCCGAAAGACAGTGGCAGGAACATCTTACGAATGATGTTGGACTTAAAGAGTGGTTTGAAAATTTCAAGAAGGAACGAAAGGCTGCTATGGAACAAAAGCAGCGGGAATACTACGATACAGTCCTAAAGTAAATGTAAACAGTCTATCCAGTCTATAGACTAAGGGTGCGTCAAATTGTCGCACAAAAAATGTAAAAAAAGTTCTTGACTATGCGTTTTGTTGCCTATATAGTATGTGAACGATTGAGAGAAGAGGTTACGGCATGAAAGAGGAAACCGTAAAGCGTAGCGCCTACTGGATAGTAGAAGCCATTGACAAGTCTGGCAAGACGGTGTATAATGGCACATTCCTTGACTTCGAAAAGGCATGGAGCAAATACTATTCATTCAAAAATAAGGCTACTGTTTCCTTGCAACGCAAGTTCAAGGAGAGTAAGATAGCCTGATGCTGTTTGACAATTGAATCTGGCTATAGTAATATAGTAATTGGGCTGCGGGTCGGATGATAAGGCACAGGACTGCAAATCCTTGAGGACTCGGTTTGATTCCGAGGCAGCCCTCCATTACTATTACGCCAACGGATTAGATTGCGGTTCGAAACGTTGACAGTAACACGGTTGCAATTGATCCGGAGCAAGTTCGATTCTTGCATAAAATTGGCTGAACGGTGATAGGAGAGCCTATCGGTTATCTCTAGTCCGTTGGCGTAATAGTAATATTCGGCGGTAGCACTCTAGGTGAGTGCGCTCGGCTGTTAACCGAGAATGAGGTTGGTTCGAATCCAACCCGCCGAGCCAATACGGCCCCTTCGTCTATCGGTTAGGACACGAGACTTTCAATCTTGTAAGAGGAGTTCGATTCTCCTAGGGGTCACCAATTATGGACCTGTAACTCAATTGGTAGAGTAGCGGACTCTTAATCCGTGTGTTGAAGGTTCGATTCCTTCCAGGTTCACCAATACAATGGATCCATAGCTCAATTGGCAGAGCAGGGGACTTTTAATCCCAAGGTTGTCGGATCGTGGCCGACTGGATCCTCCAATATGCGGGTGTAACTCAGTGGTAGAGTCACAGTCTTCCAAACTGTTGGTCGTCAGTTCGATTCTGATCACCCGCTCCAATATCACCACGTATCCCCCTCGGCTACGAACCGAGAGTAAGGTAACTGGATGTAAATAGAGGTTCGACTCCTCTCGTGGTGGCCATATAATGCTGGTAGGTCGGCAAGATGTCGAGGAGTCCTCATAAGGCTTTAAAGGTTGGTTTGATCCCAACTATCAGCACCAACATGAAGGACGGTACTCGGGTAATGCGAGACCTGAGGAGAACATGCTTTTGGTTCGCACATTAGCATTAAGTATCCACATATAACCGTGGAGCGTTTCTTCTACTTACAAGTTTTTAGCGGTCAGGTGGTCCGGAGACCATTCTTGTCTCATAAGCAAGAGAGCCGTTGTTCGACTCATGGGTCCGCATCCAAGTTTATCAGTGAAGTGTTACGGTAGCACATCTGTCTCCAAAACAGAGGGCGAGGGTTCGACTCCTTCCACTGGTGCCATTATAATCTAGGTGTAGCTCAATTGGCAGAGCATCCCGTTTGGGGCGGGAAGGTTGTTGGTTCAAGTCCAGCTACCTAGACCATTTAGAAAGGTGACTAGATATGAGTAGAGAACAGTTAAAACTACAGGCTATTATTCGCCTTTCTTTGTTCTTCGCTATCGCTGTTGTGATAGGGTTTATTGTAAGTGATATTAATATTCTATTAAGTCAGTGAGGACAATATGTTTAAGATTACAGAAGAAACAAAAGCAGCAGCAATTGAGGCAATGCGTGAAGTCCTTAAAAAGGATGGGGCGTGCGATACTCATTTGACAGACGAAGTTATCGGTAATGCGTTTGATGTTGCTGTTGATATTGTAAAGAAGCAGTTTGGTATGTAAGAATACCTGGAGAGTTGGCTGAGTGGTCGAAAGCGGCCGTTTGCTAAATGGTTGAGCCTTAGTCGGCTCCATAGGTTCGAATCCTATACTCTCCGCCAGAATTGGAGGATAGCGTTCATGGTGAGCAATCGGTCTTGAAAACCGAGCCCCCGCAAGGGTGATGGTTCGATTCCTTTATCCTCCGCCAGAGACTTCATATGTGATCTATCACTAGGAGCATATGAGCCGTTGGACGAAGATAGCGTCACGAACGGATGGGGACACTCTAGTAAGTTTTGTGTCTGATACAGGACGAAAGCAAATGGTTGGGGTCACTGTATCATTAGAATTTATGCGGGCTTAGTTCAGAGGTAGAACATCGGTGTTACATACCGAGTGTCGGTGGTTCGATCCCATCAGTCCGCACCAATACGCCCCTCTAGCCCAACTGGTAGAGGTGTCTGACTTAGAATCAGAAGGTTCTCAGTTCGAATCTGAGGAGGGGCACCAATAGTCAGAGGGATTGTAGGTAGACCTGTTTGCGTCGGACTGGGTTGTAACCTTCATAAAGTTTAAAGGCCCGTGAGTCAGCAGGTGTGGACTCTAGCCTGTCACGCTAGGGAGAGGGGATCGATACCCCTACGGGTCGCCATTTAACGGGCGTATAGCTCAACTGGGAGAGCAACTCCTTTGCACGGAGAAGGTTGGGGGTTCAAGTCCTC